ATGGCGAAAAGTAAGATCACTTCCGAAATGCTGGGCGGGGCGATAAAAACAACGTCCGCACCGTCACGCAGGAGCAGGACGGATATTGCATTCATTGCAGTGCGGATACTGCTGGTGGCGGATATCATATTGACCTTTGTGCCCTCCGTAAATCCTGCACGCATAAGCTCAATGATAAACCGTAACCTTTCTCTTTTTACCTGCGGTATTTTCTTAAGTGAAATGTCAACGATAAAACAGCTCATAAATATAAAAGAGGCTGCCGCAGCGTTTGCTGCAACAGCCTCTTTTATTGGTCGAGGTGACGGGACTCGAACCCACGGCCTCTTCGTCCCGAACGAAGTAAATAACGGCCTGATATCGACGCAAATAAACCAAATATTGAAAATCGACTGCAACCATTTTGCAACTTTAGCCCATTTTTGATAGAAAATCGTCCAGCTTGGACATCTGATTTACTTTAAATTCGTCATCAAGATGTGTGTATATATCCATCGTCGTTTGTATGTCGGCGTGTCCTGCCTGCTTGGAGGCGGTTACAACATCAACGCCTGCCATATACAGGTTGGTGATAAATGTATGCCTCAGCCAATGGGCCGTGAATTTGGGAATTACCATAGGTATCTTTTCACGTGCAAATCGACTTGCAGGCTTGCGGTATTGTGTTCTGTGACCGTCTTTGTCTGTCACCATAATTCCGCTGAAATCTCCAAATCGGAAATTCAGTTCGCACAAATAGCTTTCCCAGAGGGACTGCCAGCAGTCGCCTGACATTACATTGCCATCAAGCCCGGGAACAACAAGCAAAGACTTCGATTTTGGCCTTTCAGCTTCGAGGAAATCGGCAAGCAGTCTGGGAATATTGACCGTGCGCATTCCTGCCTTTGTTTTGGTGCGATGCTTGATTTCTGGCTTGCCGTCCACCATAACCATTGCCTTGTTTACGGTTATTCGGCGGTTGGGTATATCAATATCGTTCCACGTCAGAGCCAGAAGCTCGCCACGCCTGAGACCTGCAAGCATCATTATCATTGCACCAACGTGAGCACGGTGTTCAGTGGGAGCGGTTATCCATGACTGTTCTGTCCGTGTCAGAGCTCTGCGCTCTTCCGCTGGCTCGGACTGGGGAATGATAATGCCCTTGGCGGGGTTAAAATCCATTACACGGCTGACTATTGCATAGTCGCAGATCTGGGAGAAAACGGACTTATATTCTTTGAGGGTCTTTTCTGCGGCTCCGTTTTCCGCAGCGGCATTGATTATCTCCTGAATGTCGGCTACGGTTATTTTTGAAATTGGGATATTGTGAAGCTCGGACATTTTATTTACCCTGTAGGTGTACGACTTATATCTGCCGTCTGATACACTTAGCTTTTTAAGTGACAGCCAACGCTCTGCCCATGATAGGAAAGTGTCCTTTTCGGCTCCAATGTCTATTCCTTTGCCGAGCTTGATCTTTGCATCACGTATCTTGATATCAAGCTCTTTGGGCGTATGTGCCGAAAGATACTTGTATTTCCCGCCTCCAAGGCTGATTTTTGCACGGTATAATCCGTTTGACTGCTTGGAGTATCTTGCCATTTTTAACCCCCCTTTTGCAGTTGACTGCAATGGTCAACATCTTATTTTTGTATTACATAAACCGTTGTAGTCGATGTAGGTCTTCGAGTGCTGGTTTTATCACTGCACATAGCGTGAACATATGTGTTATACTTTTCAATAACCTTCACCGAGTCCTTTATTTTGGCACTTAGTGTACTGACATTTTTAGACAAAATCATAATGTCTGGATTACTGTATAGGAAATTAGTCACCTCTTCCACTGTATATGATTGACCTACTACAAGATCACGAGGTATTTCATCTTCATATGGCATAATTTACATCTCCTTTTATCCATTATTCTTATTCTTCCCGTAAAAGATCCTGCCAGCCTCAAGGTTCTTGCGATACCAGCAGCAGCGGGCGTAAAAGTTGTTTGAATGCAGGCATTTCAGCGCATCGGAGCAGGCAACGTATTTGCTGCAGCAGCCAAATTTGTCGGAAGGCTGATAATTTGTTACTGTAAAGTCTATTATCTCTGTAAGATATGGAACAAGAGTAGTACTGTTTACATCAAATTTATGGCAAAATAGCTTTCTGGTAAACTTTTCACCTGTTTCTTTATCCTTTATCGATGAAGTGTATATTCTTTCAACTGCATCTTCCGGCTTTTTTATGCAGTCCTTGCGCTGATAAAGGTACTCAACTTCTATTCGGCTTGATTTTGAATTGCTTATGCGAGTAAGTTTGAAACATCTGTCGCTTTTAACTTCTTTGAATTCAGCTTCAAGCATCAAGGGCTCCAATATCCAAACGCTGAAGCTTTTATTCCGTGAAGAGTTATTCCCTAATTCATTTTTTATAGTTTCATCACTGAGGCTATTCAATCCTTGATTTTTGGGCTTTTTATGTTCGTTCAAATCATAAACTTTTATATATTTTTTGTCGATATCTCTTTTTTTGCATACTTCTTCAATAATGTTGTTAAGTGTGTCAATTATATTTTCTGACAATGTTTCGCCGTCATTCATATCAAAAGTGAGCTGCTCCATAGTAACCTCCAATCATTTAACAGCACCAATGCTTTTCAGATATTCAAAGACTTCATGTTCACTGATGATTCGTACTTTTAAACCCTTTTGTTGATTCTCAAGAGCCTTTTTGATCTTCGTGCCGTAATTGCCGCCTGCCCATGCTCCGCTTCCGCTGCCGCCGACTACAAGATAATCTACCTTTGCAACCACCCTATCATGAAACTGTGCGCCAAGAGGAGTTAAGATATCCATAAAATCACGCTTTGTACCTATATCAAAGTCGCCTGTAAGGCAGATGAGCTTACCGTTAAAGTCGAGTTCGTTGTTTTGGCGTTCTCTTCCGGGAGCATTTGAGGCATTCTTCACAGGGTCAATAGCGTACAGCAGAACGCCAAGCAGATATTTTGCCTGAGCTATGCTTATAGGTTCGTTATTTTCAAAATGCTCTTTCACGCATTTTTCCGTTTCGGCGTAAAGCGTGTCATAAGGAAAATTACCTTTAAGGTCCTTGTTGTTTTCAAGCCATTCCCACAGCTGCCTTGCTTCGCTTTCACTGACCACATTATCTTCCACAATGTCTGCCAGCAGATCGTTAAGCTCCTGCAGGCGTTTTGTTTTGTCAGAATATTTTACTTCACCGAAAAAGATATTGCTTTTGGGAGCGGGTACATATACAAAGTCGTCATGGGATTCATTATCAACAAATAGTTTCTGGTAAATGCAGTGCGTAGCTTCTGCATCGGACAATGCACGGTGAGCTTTGGCGTTCTCGATATTGTAATACTGACAAAGGGTGTCAAGCTTGAAATTTGGAAGAACGCTGTTTAAAGTATCATTGCATTTTGCAAGGATAAGTGTATCCGAATAATTATTTTCAAGCATAAGTCCATAATGAGTGAAGCAGGTGTCCGCAAGAACTCTTAAATCGAAAGAAGCAAGATTATGACCTATAAGGACATCATTGCCTATGAAATTCATAAAACCGGATATTATGTCATCAATAGGCGGCTTATCCGCAAGCATTTTGTTTGTGATACCTGTCAGCGCACTTATTCCGTTCGGAAGCGGCATCTGAGGGTTTACAAGCTGAGAATATTCGTCAACAATTTTTCCGCCACGTATCCTTGCGGCTCCTATCTCAATTATTCCGCTGGAAGCGCCGAGACCTGTTGTTTCAAGGTCAAGCACAACATAATCATTCAGATGGGTACGGACAAACTCTCCCGAGTAGGTAAGTTCTTCACATATTGCTGGCATTCGCATCACGTCCTATGTATTATTTTGCTAATATAGTTTTCCCCGTTCGGCAAATAATGCTGAACGGGGCTAAGATGGGACATTGTTAGTCCTTTTTGCCTGTGTTGTACATGATCTTTCCGAGCTTTTCGTTTATTTCTTTGAGAGTGCTGCTCATCTCATCGGTTTTAGCAGAAATATGTACTACAGACAGAATGAGAATGATTTGAATGATCGCCAGAAGCACAAGAACGATAATTGTTGTAGTGTTCATTGTATCCACCTCTTTTTAACATAAATATAAATTAGTGTTACGTAAAAGGGCAACACTGTATATATAATTATACCTATTTACGTAAAAAAGTCAACTGTAATTGGCAAAAACAATATCTTTATTTTGAAAAACAACTATTATTGTCAAATCATCTTATCTCGCTCAGAAGAATAACAGCCCTGCCGAGTATCCGGATATCGTTAAGTTCTTCATTGACAAATACAAATGGCTCATATGCGGGATTTTCGGGGTTGAGGACAAGCTTATTCTTTTCGGGATAGTAGTACACCCGCTTCAATGTGACCTCGTTATCTATGGATACCGCAGCTATCTGACCATTTTCCACTTCTGGGCAAGCTCTGATAAATACTATATCACCATCGTTTATGCCCGCATTTATCATGCTGTCTCCCTCGCAGCGCAGGCAGAAGTCCGCTTTTATTTCTGTGGGGAGAGATATCCATTCGTCCTCTTCACGGTATATAGGCTCTCCGCAGGCTACCGCACCCACAAGGGGGACTTTGCGCATTTCGGGTATGGGCATAATGTTTGGATATTTTTCAAACAGGTTTTCAGATCTGTCTTCTGTAAATGGAATGTCGGTGCGTCCTATAAGATAATCTATTGATACTCCAAAATATTTAGAGATCAAAATGAGCTGTTCTGAGTTCGGTCTCCTTGCTCCCTTTTCATAATTCACGTATGTTGTATATGGTAAATTTAAAGCAGCTGCCATTTGGCGCATATTATAGCCTTTGCTTTCACGCAGTGTTTTTATTCTATTGCCAATCATGTGATCTGCCCCTTTCATATATTTATAATATACCCATTTTGGGGAAAAGTCAATATGAAAAATACTCATTTTGGCAATATGCCCAAATTGGGTATTTATTTTTTGTTATGATATTACTCAATTTGGGTATTGACAGTTACTCATTTTGAGTATATAATGGAAATGTACCCAAAATGAGTAACGGCGTAAAGGAGATGAATAAATGTACCCTAATATTGAAGCTGAAAGAGCACGAAAAGGATTAACCAAAGAAGAGCTGGCTGCTGTTTTGGGCGTTGACAGAAAAACGCTCCGCAAATGGGTGAATGGCGGTAATATTCCTACCAACAAGCTTGCTGAGATGGCAAATTTCTTTGGTTGCTCTACAGATTATCTTTTGAGCACATCATCTAAGGCATAATATCAACATGATGGGCAGCAAGGAGCGGGAAATGAATGTGAAGAAATGTAAAAAGCCGCTTTGCGCTTACGGCAAAAGGGTCAAAATAGCCCTTATGGAAAAGAACCGAACGCAGACGTGGCTTATAGCAGAGATCAGTAAGAAAAATCCCGATATTTATCTTGACAGTTCCTGTCTGCACAGGATCCTGACAGGAACAATCAAAAGCGGCAAGGCTATTGCTGCTATTAACGATATTCTGGGGCTTTGAAAGGAGGCGGAGCGATGGAAGAAAACATTTTAAACGCAAAAATTACATCCGCATCTTTCGGATATTGCGAACACGGCATTTTGACTTTTGAAATACATCTTAAAGCATCGGACGGCAATCACTATATGTTCGGCGGATATGTTTTAGATGAACCTATCAGCAAAAATGGCAAGCGCTATCGTATTCCTACGCAAAAAGGATTTGAGTGCTTGACCGAAACAATGAAGACTATTGGCACTGACCACTGGGATGAGCTTGAGGGCAAATGTGTGCGAATCAAGGTGAAGGATACACGGAATTTTATCAGTATATCGGTCATTGGAAATCTCTTAGAGGATAAATGGTTTGATATAGATGCCTTTTGGAAGGCGTGAATGTTCTGAAAAGGAGCGATAGAAATGAAAAACAAATATGAAGCACTAAGGTCACTGCTCAGGGAGCGGATAACTGTTTAATCGGCAAAGCCATAAGCAGTGTTTTTAGAGGGGACACTGCCACAGGTAGCAGAGCGGTAAATATCTTTTCTTATAGCATCGTTAGTTGGCATTCGGAAGCGTGATAGGTCCTCGTGCATATTCTCGATGCGTAATTCTTGATTGAAAGGAGATGAAAATATGTCAGCAAGAAGGAAACCAACAGATGTGAGCCTTGAGCATTGTCCTGATATAGTCGATGTCAATTATGTGGCGTTTCTTTTCAAGATCTCCCCGGCGCAGGTGCGTAACCTTTGCAAAAGCGGTGACATTCCGCATTTTATGGTAGGAAAAATGTACCGATTTACCCGACAGGACATTATCAGGTATGTGTATAGGGATAACATTCCCCAAAATCTGTTATGCAGTCAAAAATAAACATAAAAAGGAGATCAGACCATGAAAACATACATAGTATTCGTTCATATGAAGCTGACCAGCGGACAGGAGAACAGCATATACAAGGTATCCGCCGCATCGGAGGAGTCCGCAGTGGCAAAGGCCAAGGGCAGGATATTTTCCGAGAATGATGCAAGCGAACTGGTGGAAGTTGCCATCACTGACGTTTGCAGGGGGTGATGACATGAGTGCTCTCAGTGACTTCTATATCAGCGTAGCAAACGCCTCCACAGATAATGAGGTATCACAGGCTATAGGGACATTTATCCAGACCGTCGCACAGAATACTGCCTCGCAGAACCCGATCACATCGGAAACAGCTCCGCTGTATGCAGCTGCGTATCATGTGCTTTATGAAAGCGTCTATAGAATGCTTTCCGATGAGGACAAAAAGGCAGTGGACAATCTTGTGGCACGGGCTGTTATTGAAACCCAATGCGTCAGCTTTGGAAAGCCTGTTGACTTAGGAGGCACACATGGCGAAGAAAAAGAAAAGAGGTAAGAAAAATGCTGACAAAGCGTGAGCTTAAAGCACTGCTGAACATCACACTGTGCAAGCAGGCACTTATAATTATGCCAACAGAAGAGTCTGCAAGTGCCATGCGTGATTTTTTGCGGGCACAAATAAAGGCAGAATATCCCCAATATTGCAATAGCTATACCGTAACGGGAATAGCAGTGTATGTCAAATCTCACGAGGTTATAATCGTGGTTACTCCTGAAGACTGGCGCAGTTACAGAAAATACACTTTCAATGGCATTGTGCTTGTCGATGACGCTATGTCTCCCGATGTCTATGTGCCGCTTCCGTTTATCACCGAAAGTCCTGAGAAGCTGCATAAGTATCTGGGGGAGCGGATCATATGATACAGCCTCAGAAGTTTGGCAATATCGTATTTATCAATCCTGCAAACGGGCTTTTTATGGTCACACGTGACGGAGAAATCTTATTGCAGACGGATAATCCCCGAGCGGCAGTAGTCTTTTTGGCAGGTCTGTTCGAGACAAAGATAATAAATCATTTCAAGCCCTTACTGGAAGCAGAAGGGTACGATGAAAAAGGGGAAAAGAAGAATGACAACGGACGAGTATAAAAAGATAGTCTCCGCATCGGTAAGTGAGGAAGCGGAGCAGATACATCTTATGCAGTGGTGTACATGGGCACAAAGCAAGTACCCTGAGCTGGAAGCGATTTATCATGTACCCAATGAGGGCAAGCGTTCAGCTGTTACAGGCGGCAAGCTCAGGCAGATGGGGCTTCGCTCAGGCGTTCCCGATATATGCCTTCCGGTACCAAGCGGCGAGTACATAGGACTGTATATAGAGCTTAAAAAGGTTGGCGGCAGGCTGACGGATAATCAGGCGGTATGGCTTGAAATGCTGGAGCGTTACGGCCACTGCGTTGCGGTCTGCTATGGTGCGGAGGACGCAGAAACGGTCATAACAGCATACCTGGAGCAGGACATCGGCACGCTGGACAGGCATACCCTTAAACGATCCCGAGGAGACTTTAAGGAGTTGAAAAAGAGGCGCAGGTCATCAAGCAAAGCGCTGTATGAAAAGGCGATATGTATTGCAATGGCTGTTTTGCAGTCAGCTGCAACAGTGGCAGATATTGTCATAAACGGCGCTATAACAGGGCGCTCGCTGGTTATCGTTCTTGCACTTTCCGTAGCAGCGCTGTTTACTATGGTTCGGGAGGTCAGTCGTGGATAAAAGCGACAGACACCTCAGAATATTTACTGACGGCAAGGCTACATTTGGATATCAGCTTAATGTCGGAAATACGGTGCTTGGTGCGCTGTATGAATACTACATATATGCAAATAAAATCTATCGTCCCATGGGAGATACCGCAAGGATAAAGTGGGAACGGGAGCTGTGGAAATATCTCCAAAAGGTTTATTACAGCTGCTACAAGACGCATCTTCCCGATTATCCCAATCCTGATGGCGCATCACTTAAAGATCTGGTAGTGGGCTGGCAGTATGAGCAGCTTTTTGACATCATCAACTATCGGATAAACATCGCCAAGGCGATAGATAAATTATATAAAAAACTCCCGCAGGCGGCCAAACACCTGAGGGAGCGGAAAACAGAACAAATTACTATTACAATCTGAGTATATCACATACTCGGAAGAAAGTCAAGGTGTAAAAATGAGCTATGAAATTTACAGCGGCAAGGCTATAGAAAAGCTGAACACCGAACAGAAAATAAGCGTCAGCGACAGCAAAATCATGATTATGAAGGATTTTGTCAATGAAACATTGACCACCTTTTGCAAGCAGTCAGAGGAATTTTCTCAGGCTGTAGTCCAGGGAGGAAGCTTCATTGATTGCATGAAATATGTGGCTAAGGGTGTAGGGAGAGCTATATCCGATATAGAGGCTATCGAAAAAGCGGTGCGCTTTTACTTTCCCACCGCCACCATATCCTTATCAATGACGATCAACACCGAGGGAAATAATTCGCTATCTTCATCATCAGAAGAACCCAAGCAGGAAAAGCACGAAAGCACAGCACTATCAATGTCGCTGGACGACCTTCTGGGACTGTGAGGTGTGAGCATGAAAAAGGACAGTAAAAAAATGGCTGAGCTTTGGAATAAGTTTCCAAGGCTCAGCTTGCAGGACGAGGAACAAATCGTTCGTGACGCTCTTCCGCAGTTCCTGTTCTACGAGAAAAAGGGAAAGACGGCATGGTGCTATTGCACAGCCTGCCGCCGCAGCGAGGTTTTCAGAGAGCACATATACGCTGACGGCATTGAAATAGGCGGCAGTGATGTTCCCGGTAAGCTCAAGCATAACGAATATGGTGAGTGCCCCATGTGTGGGCACAAGGTCAAATACAAGGCTGAGGGCAGAGGCCATAAAACCCTGTCGGCGTGGGGCAATTATGCTGTATGCACAGCTATTGATAATACACTCTTTATTAACGCCATAAAGGTAAAGGTATCCTGGAGAGACCTTGAGGAGCCTTTTGTGAACGTAGAAGGCTATCGAAAATATATCTTTTCCGAACACGGTTCCGAAGCCAAGCGCTTCACCTGGGCAGAGGGTTTTGTTACCATGAAAAGCATAAATGAACCGGTGTTTGGAAGCTTCTGTAATTCCCAGGATTCTTACGAGTATAGTCATTTATATACACTCATAAATGAGTGGGAAATCGAGAAGACATTCCTCAAGTATTGCCCGTTTGATGAATATTTTCAGGCAGCAAGAAGTGTGAACCCCATACTTTTTTTAAAATTTGCTGCCAAAAACCCGAAGCTTACGGAACAGCTGTGGAAGTGCGGGTTCCGAGAGCTTGTTGAGGAATCAGTGACCAGAAAATCACGCTTTGATAAGCTTATAAACTGGAAATGCACAGAAATAAAAAAAGCCCTTGACTTTAATTCTGAGGAGATGCGCTACTGGAAGAGCGCTGAGGACAGTGTGAGATTTTCTGACAGGCTTTATGCGTATATGCTTCTGAAAAAGGTAAAAGGCATCAATTCCTTTGACGAAAGAATGCAAATTATATCCAAAGATGGAATGGAACTCATAGAAAAGGAAGTAGCACTGACAGGAAAAACGGGTGCTACCTTTGTCAAGGTGCGAAATCACATAAGCAAATGTGCAGGCAGAAGTAAGATAAATAGATATACATATGCCATAGAGTGGCTTGACTGTAATACTATGATGAATACGCTAAAATATCCCAAGGAGAGTGTCCTGAGGTTTCCCAAAAGTCTGTCAGCTCTTCACAACAGGCTTGTAAACGAGCTTAATGCTGCTGAGAGTGAGAAGCAAAGAAAAGAAGATATATCTTACGATGCAAAGATTAAGGAGCAGGATAAAAAGCTTGCGGGACTTATGTACAGCAATCTGTTGTACACAACGGTCCTCCCGGAAAGTATGCAAGATATTCGAACCGAAGGCAAGGTGCTAGACCACTGTGTCGCTTCTTACGCCGAAAGACATGCAAAGGGAATTACACATATATTTTTTATCCGCAAACGCTGGAAGCCCGAAGAACGCTGGTACACCATTGAGGTTACGGCAGATGGATATATCAGACAGTGTTATGGATACAAGGATAATCAAACTATAAAAAAGCCAGAAAGCATCAAGCTGTTTGAGAAAGAATATCAGCTGTTTCTGGACCACGTGTATAAGAGGCTGACCGATGAGGAATACGAAAAAGCGGCAATGAAGCTCGCCGACAATGGAGGTAATGAAAATGGCAGAAGCAATAACAATCAGCTCACAGCTTAATGAGTGCATGGACTGGAGCCTTGAAAAGATAGAGCAGTCAATCGTATCAAGCTCATATGATATGGCACGCTCTATGCTGGAAATAGGCAAAGCGCTTAAGGTCATTGCAGACGGCAAGAAATATTCGGAAAGAGGCTATACATCATTCAAAGAATATATGGAGGACGCATCGGCGCATAATTTCCCCTTCAGCTATTCTCAGGCGTGCAAGCATATCAGGGTATATGAGCGATTTGGGAACAGGCTTTCGGAGCTTAATTGTGCCAAAATTGAGGTGCTTGATGTGCTCAGGGATATACCCGAAGAGGATTTTGAGAAGCTCAATGACAGTGGAGAGCTCAGTATCCTTAGCAAAAGGGAAGCGGAAAAACTGAAAGCTGAAATCAAAGCCGCCAATGAGCAGATAAGTCTTTTATCAGCGGAAAAGGATAAAATTACAGCCGACTGCAATAGCTTCAAGGCTGAACGTGATGAATACTACGAGCAAATGAAGGGACTTGAAAGCCGACCTGTGGAAACAGTCATTGCAGAGCCTTCCGAGGAACTTCTGAGGTCAATCCGAGAAGAGGCTGCCAAGGAAGCCGAAAAGAACATGGTATCTGCAAAGTCTGAATATGAGAAAGCAATTAAGGAGCTTAAGAAAGAAAAGAAAGCGGCTGAAAGCAGGGTCAAGGAGATAGAAGAAGCTCATAAAAAGGAGCTTGATGATATGTCCGCATCGCTGGGAGCGGACAAGGCAGCCACTGATGAACGAATAAAAGAGCTTGAACGCAAATTGCAGTCGGCTGAAAAACCTGCCGATGCAGAACTTATAGAATTTAAATTCTATTTTTCAGAGACCCAGGAGAGCCTTAAAAAAATGATATCGGCACTGAATAATGTGTCAGATCCTGAAAAAAAACAAAAATTCAAGGGAGCGGCAGTCAAATTCGTCTCAGCAATTTTATCGGATTTGGAGGGCTGACAATGGCATATATAGAACGTGAAGCGGTTCTTAAAATCATCAGCAAATACGATTGTTCGTCTGGGTCTTTAATTGGGCATCATAGCGGGACTGTTGATGTGATAGACAGCATTATATATAACCTGCCTATTGCTGATGTTGCACCCGTGAAGCATGGCAAATGGTTGAATTTTTACGGAAATTACACTACAGCCGAATGCGACGTATGCGGAGAATGCTTTGAGGTCACTTTTGAGGGAGAAAGCAATAAAATGTTGTTTGACGCATTTAGGCAGTCTTACCGATATTGCCCCAACTGTGGGGCGAAAATGAACGGAGGTGATTAAAATGCGTGAAATTGAAGAGCAGACCAAGGAAGATGCGGACGAGGAATTTGAGCAGACCCGCATTGATGAAGGCTGAATATAACGGCATTTATAATAGTATATAACCGCACATACCACCATATGTGCGGTTAAAAAAATCACGGCATGAGCCGTTTTGAGCCCTCGGTTAAATATTAACTTCTCAGCCATTTTGAAATGAGGTGTAACGATTGGCAACAATGGCAGGCATTGCGGAACGATATCGTAAGTTAAAGGATTTCGGAGACTGGAAAGAGATTGAAAACTACATCGTTGCACCAAACCTGGGCAATACGTCCTCACGGGCACCGAGGGAAAAGCCTACAAAGGAAGCTGTACGCAAGGTCAATCAGCGCAAGGCGGTTGAGAGGTGTGAAGACAAGCTGCGTGCAAACTTCAAGCCATATGATAAATTCACAACATTGACCTTTGCCGAAAATCCCGACAGTAAGCAGAAAGCAGCAAGGGCATACGATGCTTTCATGAAACGTCTGCGCAGAAGATGCGACAAGCTGGGCATTGAGGTAAGGTTCTGCAAGACCATTGAGCAGGGGGAGCGCACAGGACGTTGGCATATACACGCAGTGATAAACGACGAAGTGCCATACGAGCTTATCCGTGACTGTTGGGCAAAATGCGGAAATATTTTTGTTAAATCCCTGTGGGGAGATGGCAGTGGATTTGCCAACGTACATAATCTTGCGGAATACTTTGTGGGAGTAAACAAAAAGGACAAGCGGCTTGACGAAAAAATCAAGTCAGAACGCACTTACAGTTTTTCTTCCAACTGTGTTGAGCCTGTTATCACTTATGAGCCTATGAGCGCAAAATGGCTTGATGTTCCACGTGTGCCTCATGGCTGGGCTCTTGTGCCTGCGTCCCTTGCGGAATATGTGGACGCATACGGGTTAAAACACCAGAAATATATCATCACACGCCTTCCCGATGACGATATACCCAAGCCTGCAAGAGGTTATCGTGGACGTTTATCGGAAGCAGATACAAAGCAGGCGTGGGAGCTGGAGCAGTCGGGAGCATCAAGAAAGGAGACTGCAAAGCGATTTAATGTCTGTGAACGCACACTGACACGGAGCTATGAGCATTATGCTTTAGGCTCGCCTTTGAGGAAAAAAAGAGAATAGGAGGAAATACAATGACGAAATTTCAAGCCAATCAGTATAAATACGCTCATCAAGCGGTTTTGGTCAGTATTCAACCCAAATGGTGTGCACTGATAACAAGGGGGGATAAGACGATTGAAATACGAAAAACAAAGCCAAAGATGGAACCACCATTCAAGTGTTATATTTATTGCTCCAAATCCCCAAAGGGTTGGTTTTGGATGACAAGCCCGAATGTGCGCAGGGACGGAACTGTTATCGGGGAATTTGTATGCAGCAATATAGAAGAATTGAAAAGCAATATGTTATTTAATGCGCCTGAGTTATATTCACAATCCTGTATGACAAGGGGGGAATTTTTCAGTTATGCAGATAAAAAAACAGTTTATCTTTGGCATATATCAAGGCTGAGAGTTTATTCTACACCCAAATTGCTGAATGAGTTTTGTGTTCAACGTGCGCCTCAAAGCTGGCAATATATTACCGATTCCTGGAGGGTTAAGAGAGTAGAACAGTCAGAAACAGGCGTGTAAGGGAGGCGGTCACAATGTCCAAATGTAATACCTGTGTTTATCGCTTCCGTGACGAACATCGAACAGCCTGCGGGTATATCCTAAGCACCGGAGCGCCGAGGGGCTGCACTGTGGAGGAATGCGATAAATACAAACGTGGCAGATCATACGCAAAGAAAGCCGCACTTGCGGCTGTATCAATAAAGGGAAGGAGAGTAAAATGATAGAGATTGACTGGAAAGCAGAAGCTGTGAAAGAGCTGAGAAACTACAAATTCAACGTGCAGGGTGTAAAGAACCTGCGGGAGCGGATAGAGATACTTGACGCTCAGCTTGAGGGCATTCGTTCTCCCGGAAGCACCGAGGGAGCAGGGAGCGGACGTGAGCGTGATGAGACCTACTGCGACGTTATCACTAAGCGGGACAATATGCGCAGGAGGCTTGATATCATCGAGCGTGAGATACAGCTCATAGATAAAGCGTTGTCAGCACTCAGCCAGCCTGAGCGAGATGCTCTTGTTATCAGGTACATAAACAGCGAATATAACAGCATAGGGCATATCTGTTCAAAGCTTCACGTTGAGCGCACAAAAGCCTACAGTATCTGCGCAGGAGCATTGCAGCATTTTTCGGCTGCTCTTTTTGGTTTGTCAGCCGAAAAATAAAGGAGCGGAAGTCCTGCGGAAAATCTGCGGACAAATTGCGGACAAAATGCGTACTCCAAACGCCGCTTTTTGTGCTATGCTATTATCATAGCAAAGTGTAAAGGGGGCATATTATGCGCAAAAGCTGCGTATATTGCGGCGGCATACACCCACAAGGCTATGTCTGTCCCTATAAGCCCAAGAACCGCAAAGGGCGTTCAAAGGCGGACAAGTTCCGCTGCACATCTGCGTGGCAGAAAAAGCGTGCGTATATTGCTGCAAGAGACCGTCATTTGTGCCGTATTTGCCTTGCAAACGGCATATATTCGCAGGATATACAGGTACATCACATCACGCCTCTTGCGGAGGACTACGACAAACGGCTGGACGATGATAACCTCATCAGTCTTTGTCCGCTGCACCACGAACAGGCAGAATGTGGACTGATATCTGCCGATCTGCTGCGAAAACTGGCGGTTTCCGAACCTTTTTCCACGTCCTGCCCCAAATGTTGACGGACTGTGAACCGAGATGCCCCCCCGCCCTTCGGGACTCCTCCGGGTGAGACCTTTTAGACCAACGCCTGCCCTCTGTACACAAAAAATTCCCTAAATGAAATTTTCGGAGGTGAGAGTGTGAGCAGACCTGCTAAAAGCGTCAACGTTACGTCCAAGCATTTGACGAAAGAGGAGAAGGAAGCCCGTTCAGACAAAGAGGAAAAGCTCAGGGGCAAAAGCAAAAAGCCGCCGACTGCCCCAGGGTGGCTGACGGCAAATCAGAAGAAGATTTTCAGGCTCATTGTGGCGGAGCTGAAAGAGGCGGATATCCTGTGCAAGCTTGATGTGTGGATATTGCAGGAGTGTGTTATTGCGATAGACAGTCTGGAGCAGATAGACAAGGCCTGCAATGCTGACCCCACACTCATATATGCCAAGGATGTTCTTTCGGCAAAAGAGAAAAATACAAAGATACTCTTCCGCTGCTGCAATGAGTTGTCGCTCTCGCCTCAGTCCAGAGCCAAGATAGCAAACATCAACGTTCAGGCTGACGACGGCACGGCTCTTCTCAGGGCCATTCTTGCGGGAGACGGTGAAGACGAGGAATGAATGCGTTCTGTTCTTTTTAGAGGACCGGGCGCATTTTTTATGCCAAAATGAAAGGAAAGGATATGATGCTATGAATGAAACAACAGCAAGATCTATGGAACTGACAGACACAGCCGAGCTTATGGCAAGCTCCGATTACAAGGACAGGTTCAAAGCCGAGTACGGACAGGTTGCGATACGCTGCGAAAAGCTCAAAGCAATGCTTGAAAAATGGGATAAGGAAGAGCTGAACTTCACGCCTACGTGTCCCAGATCACTGTATGAGTTTCAGGTGAGGACGATGGAAGATTATATCGCTATATTGCAGGCAAGAGCAGTAATTGAGGGCGTTACACTGTAATTACTCGGCAATACCATTTTGTTGACCTCAACAAAATGACTATAAATCACGTTTTGTTGGCTCCACCAAAACATAACCCCTCGAAATCGAGGGGCTAAACAGTAAATCAGCAGCTTTACGGCTGCTTTTTTTATGCCCTAAACGTACTTACGGCGTTAAACTGAGGACGGAAAAAACAAGCCGACAGGCTATAAACGGAGGTAATCATAATGGCAGAAACAAACACAACCGTAACCGAAACCAACAAGGCTGAAAATGGCTCCACGGGAGCCTACGGAGGTGATCCCACACAGGCTGTAAAGGGCGGAGCAAATCTCCCTGAAAAGGCTGTATCTACGTCTGAGTCTGAGCAGACGGCAAAAACATTTACCCAGGCAGAACTTGACGCAATAGTCAAGCAGAGACTTGAAAGGGCGGCAAAGGGACAGCCCTCAAAGGAAGAGATGGAAGCGTTCCGAAAGTGGCAGGACAGTCAGAAAACTGCCGAACAGCTTTCACAGGAAAAGATATCTGCTGCCGAAAATGGCAGGGCGGACGCCGAGAAGAAGCTTGCGGCGGCTGAGGCTAAGTGCTGCGCTTATTCCAAGGGCGTAACTGCCGAGGCTGTAGATGACGTTATCGCCCTTGCCATGGCAAAGGTATCGGACGATATGCCTATCGAAAAGGCTATTGATGCGGTCATCTCAAAATACCCCTCGTTCTGCTCAGCAAAGTCCGAAGCTCCCAAGGGCATTACCACGGGGGTAAAATTCGGCAATAATGGCGGCTCTCAGATGTCGGGAGTGGAGCGCCGCTTTTATGAGAAAAATCCCGACCTCAGAAAAACTACATAAAATTGGAGGTATGTATTTATGGCACACGAAGCACAGGTAAGATATTCAGACCTTGTCCTTATGAAGATCAGGAAGGAAAACAAGCTGAAGAACGGCGTTGTGTTCAACACCGATTATGAGGGCAGCCCCAAGGCGGGCATTGTTAAAATTCCCGTGAGAGACACCGAGGTGGCTGTTTCCGATTACGACAAGGCAAACGGTATCAAGGCGGGCACAGGCTCCACCACTTACGAGAACTTCCCCATTAACAAGGACAAGGCGGTAAATGAGATCATTGACGGCTACGATGCACAGCTCGTTCCCGACAACCTTGTAGCTGACAGGCTTGACAGTGCGGGCTATTCCCTTGCTGCCGTTGAGGACAATGACGGTGCGACCGTTCTTATCGCAGGCGCTACCGTTACCAACATCGGTGCGCTTACCGTTGACGGCATTTACAGCGATATCGTGGATATCAGGCAGCAGATGAGCGAGGCCAATATTCCCGATGACGGCAGGAGATATATTCTTGTCACTCCCCGCACATACTCGTATATCCTTAAGTCTCCCGAGTTCATCAAGGCTTCTTCTCTGGGCGATGACGTGGTTCAGAGCGGCATTGTGGGAAAAATCGCAGGCTTTAACGTCATTGAATGGAATGACAAGACCGCTAATCTTGCAATGATCGCAGGACACCCCCGTTTCGCAACACGTGCGGAGGAGTTCTCCGTTCCCGTACATATTCAGGACCTTGGCGGTTCGGGTAATTACATCGGTGCGAGTGCAGTTCAGGGACGTATGGCATACGGCCACAAGGTCCTCAGAAGCGTTGCTATCCGTGCGGTGTATGCTCCCGGCTCTCTCGGTGTGACTGCGGCGGCAGGCAGCACCAAGGGCAAGACTGTTCTTACCGTTACAGGTGATGAGGGCACGCTTGCATACAAGGTAAATCCCGCTGAGAGAGCTGTATTCGGTGTAAGCTCCACTGATTATGCAGGCACTTCGCTCACAAGCGGCACTACAGAAATTGCGGCTGTGGCCGGCAATGTCATTGAGGTTGCGGCATTCGGCTCTGACGGCAAGCTTACAAAGGTGGGCTACATCACTGTGACCGCTGCCAACATCAAGGCATAAGGAAAGGTGAGAGTATGGCGGTCAGTACGGATTTTTATTATGACGTTTTCGGCGGTATGGACTATCCCGACCTTGACCGCCTGCTGACGAGAGCCGAAAGCGAGATAAACTGCTTTATTCTCCGTGCTCCCGAGACGGAAGAGGAGATGAGGCAGTTTGATCTTGCGGTATGCGCAGAAGCTGAGTATATGGGGCTCTGCGGCGGCGTTCAGGCGTGGGCTATGTCGGTATCGGGTACGGCGCAGAGCTTCACTCTCGGCTCGTTCTCGATGTCCTCGGGTGGCTCTTCTTCGGGCGGCGGTTCTGCGGCGGCGAGGGGCATATGCTCTCGGGCTGAGAGTTACCTTGAACGGGCGGGACTTTTATACAGGGGGTGCGGCGTATGTTGCTGATATCCCCTATTCCCCGCTGCTATCTTCCCCACAAGGTCAGGCTTATTGAGAAGTTAAGCTCGGACGGGTGGGGCGGCAAGGGTGAGACCCTTGAGACGGACATCAATTTTGTTTACATTGAGCCTTGCCGTTCTCAGCGTTTTTCTCTCGGGGGCGATATTCCCGAGGTAAGGGCAAAGATGTATTTTGATGCTTTTTCTTCTGTTCCCAATGATGTTTCCTTTGAGACGGGGGACGAGGTTATTTTTAACGGTGAGACCTTTGTTGTGAGTGAGGTTGAGACGTTCTTCACGCCGCAGGGGGATATTCATCATCTGGAGGTGGGGCTCAGATGAGGGTCGATGTTCATATAAACGGCGGGATATCCTCGGAAGCTATGAAAGAGGCAATGCAGAAAGCAATTTTTGCCACCTCTGAGCAGGCACTTAAGGACTGCAATTACTTCTGCAAGCAGGATACGGGGGCGCTGATACAGTCGTCGTTAATTCACAGTGACTTCAACAAGGGAGAACTGAAATGGACGATGCCATATGCTGAAAAGCAGTATAAACTGCCGTCTGCAAGGCGGGACAAGAATCCGAATGCATCTTCCGAATGGTGCAAAAGGGCTGAAAGCGATTATGGCGACCAGTGGCAGGCTGTGTTCAAGCGTGTATATGACAGGGAGATAAGCCGATGAAAGGAAAGATATACACTGACATTGCCGAAGAGCTGAAAAGGCTGGGCGGCATTGACGAGATAGGCGTTGTATCGTCGGCAGGTCAGAGCGCTATCATCTATGCGGGCAACAAGGACATAAAGAAATATTATGACGGGAGCAAGATCCAGTCGGTAATATTTTCCGTTTCAGCCATGGACACCAACGACAGGCAGGAGGCGCTTGTGGAAAAGCTCTGCGGCATTGTGGATACGCTTGCCGCATCTGAACCTGCTGTCGATGGCATATCACAGGCAAGGATAAAAATAAATTCTCTGCCCGCACCCACGATGCACAATGAACATTACTGGATATACACTGCCGGTATCGAAATTGTATTTTTTATAAAAAAATGAAAGGAATGATATTATGCTGATAAAGGATATGTTTGCAAATGTCGCTACAAATCCCGATTTTGTGGGATTTATCACTACTGACCAGATGGTGCTTGCCGTTGATATTTCGGACAAGCAGAACGCTGATGTTGATGAGTTTGCGGTGGCATACATGGGATTTACCGACCGCTCCTCTTCGCTCAACCCCAAGGAAAAGACAAACAGCTACTATTACCACGGTGAGAGCACCACAAAGACAGGAAACCAGAGAACCATTGAGTTCAAGGCGGACAGGTACAAGGGCGACCCCTTCCAGGACTTTGTTACCTCGTTCAAGAAGAAGTATGCAAAGGGTCAGGACGCTATTGTGAGATATGCGTATTTCAACGTACTTACAGGCGAGGGCGAGATCGGCTCCGGCTCGCTGCTCCTGAGTGATGACGGTTCTGGTGCTCCCGAGGAAAATCTTTCCATTGGCGGCAGCATCAAGAAGGCTGCGGAAGAGCCTGCCGAGCTCAAATTCCAGGGTCTGGGCGGCTATACTGCTCTTGACAGCGAACCCTCTGACTGGACAAGCAAATATACAGGCTATTTCACACGCTCTAACGGTGTATTTTCTGCTGTGGGAGGCAGCTCTGCGCCTGAATTTGCCAAGGGCAGGTATTACAAAAAGGACACAGCCGAGCAGGCGGCATCGCAGTCAGCTGCTGTGCAGACCGTGCAGTCTGAGCAGACAGGTCAGTCTGTACAGACTGAGACAGAAAAGAAGTAAGCGAATAATGCAGGCGGTATGCGGGGTATCCCGTATGCCGCTTTTTTATGACCGTAACATGGAGGTAATATCATGGGCTTTAAATTCAATGACCGCATTTGCATTATCGAAGTAGAGGACAAAAAATATCCTGTTGTCTTTCAGAAGCCGCTCGTTGACAGGCTGGGAAGCATAAAAGACACCTTTCAGAGCCTGAAAAACGACAGCGGGACTGATGAGGAAAAGGTGATCTTAGCTTTTGACAATGCCATAGACAGCATTCTCGGAGACGGTTCCGCCTCAAAGATATTTGCTGACAGGCTGCCGAACATCGTTGAGAGATACGCCGTACTCAAGTACATTTACGATGAGATCACTGCGTTTATGCAGAGGATAGCAGGTGAGAAAAATGTTGTTTTGCCCGAAGCCAAAGGTCATAAGCATCGACAGTATCCCCGTTCCCGTTGACCCCGATTTCCGCATAATGTGCGGTTACTCGGAGGCAATGTCTGAAAAGGACGCTGACAAGGCCTGTGCGCTTGCGGGGCGCTTTTACTTTGCGGGGCTGCCTGATGGAGTTTCGGAGAAGGCTGCGGCGGACGCTATGACGGACTTCTACATTTCGGGTCTTGCGCCGGGAGCGAGGGACAAGGGGACATCTGCCATGGGGTCGCATGAGCCGTCGTTTGATTTCTCGGAGGACGAGGCATATTTCTATGCGGATTTTCTCGGGCACTACGGCATTGACCTGAACACGGCAAAGCTTCACTGGTTCGATTTCTGCGCTCTGTTTCGGGGTCTGCCCGATGAATGCAGGCTGAAAAGGATAATCGGCATAAGGGCCGAAAGCCTTTCGGAAATAAAGTCCTCTGCGGAAAGGTCGAGGGTGGCAAGGCTCAAACGTGTTTTTGCGCTGAAAAAGAAGCAGGCGCCAAGATACAGGACGGCTGCCGAGAGGGACAGGGCTGTGCTGGACGAAATCCAGCGCATTCACAGAGAGGCTGTGGAAAGAATGAGAGGTGAGGGCAGGTGACGGTTGGTGAGATAGTTTATCGTGTTTTGGGAGACGCTTCGCAGTTCAAAAGCGTTATGGGTAATGTGGGCGTGGCTGCCACAAAAACTATGGACATTATTGCAAAAGCTGCCCTTTCTGCTGTTAGTGCTGCATCTGCTGCGGTAGGGGCCCTGGCAAAGGAAGCTATCGCAAGTTTCGGCGATTATGAGCAGCTTGCCGGCGGTGCGCAGCTGATGTTCGGCGAGGCGTATGATTACATTGCCGAAAAGGCTAAGACTGCTTTTAAGGACGTACAGATGTCCCAGAACGATTACCTTGAACAAGTGAACGGATTTGCTATTGGTCTGAAGACTGCCATGGGCGGCGATGAGCTGGGGGCTGCAAAGCTTGCCGACAGGATAGTTGCCGCCGAGGCGGACATTGTGGCTGCTACGGGCAACACTGCGGAAAATGTTCAGAATGCTTTCAACGGCATTATGAAAAACAACTATACCATGCTCGACAATTTGCAGATAGGTATCACCCCCACAAAAGAGGGCTTTGCGGAGCTTATCGACAAGGTAAATGCGTACAAAAAGGCCCACGGCGAGGCAACGGAATACACCATTGACAACCTTGCTGACTGCCAGAACGCTCTTGTTGACTACATTGAGATGCAGGGGCTTTCGGGATATGCTCAGGCTGAGGGCGCCGATACGCTGCAGGGATCTATGGCAAGCATGACAGCAGCATGGCAGAATATGCTCACAGGAATGGCAGACCCTACGCAGGATTTTGACAGGCTCGTTTCTGACCTTATTGACAGTGTTCTGAACGTATCAGACAATCTTATGCCCCGCATTATGGCGGTACTGCCGCAGATGGCGACGGGCATTGCCGAACTTGCGGAGGGCATTCTGCCTTTGATACCGCAGACACTTGAAGAAATGCTCCCCGATGTTATAAGCGGCGCAAACAGTCTTATTGCGGCTCTGCTTGACACGCTTTCTTCCATCGCTGACACGGCTATACCTATTGTAACAGATAATGCGGACGAGATAATCGACACGCTGCTGTCGGGGCTTATATCCGCATTGCCCAAGGTCGCAGGCTCGGCGGCTGACCTTTGCACGGCGCTTATCACGGCTATACTTTCCAACGCCGATATTATAACGCAGGGTGCTGTGGACATTATAACGGCTCTTGCAAAGGGCATTTCCGACAATCTGGACACGCTTATACCCGCTGTTGTAAATGCGGTGCTGACCATCACGGAAACGCTGATAAATAACACTGACAAGCTTATTTCGGCTGCCGAGGACATAATCATAGGTCTTGCTGACGGTCTGATAAATTCCCTGCCGATACTTCTGGCAAAGGCTCCGCAGATACTCATGGAGCTGAACACTGCTCTTGTCAATGCCATTCCCGACATCATCGAGTTTGCGCTTGACCTGTGTGACCATATTGCAGACAATATCATAAACTACGACTGGGAAAGCGTAGGAGCCGATATGTATAAAAATATGCAGGAGGCTCTCGGCAATGCGCTCAGCGGTGACAGCAATGCAGTGGAAAAGGCTGCGCAGGCACAGGCGGAGCGCATAAAACGCTACGACGGTCTTACGCAGGAACAGCTTGACAAAATGATAGCGGACAACACCCGAAAGCTGGGCGAATGGAACGATGCGTTCCTTACAGCTCAGGAAAACGGTTCGTTTGATTATGATCTGCTGCCAAAGTGGATGCAGACAGAAATGGATATGTCGGGCGAGACCAGCGTTGAAAAGTATCTGAGCAGCAGTCTAACAGCGGTAGATGCGACCATTGATGACCTGACCGAAGCAAGGAAAAAAGCCGTTTCCGAAATTGAAAAGACAAACGGTGATATTGCGGGCGCCCTTGACGGCACTGCCGATGTGGAAGGCAGCGGAGCTGACAGTATGCCCGATACAGGTGTTGACGGCGTGGTAGATAAGTCGGAAATGCTTGATACGGCGCTCAAAGAGCTGGAGGACAAATATGCTGTCCACAAGGTCACGGAAGAAGAATACTGGGCGGGCAGAAAGGCGTTGCTCGAACAGTACCGCAATGAGGAAGATGCGGAGTGGTGGAAGCTCTACGACAAGATAACAGACCATTATGACAAGCTTGCGGACACCGAGACTAAGGCGGCTGAAAAAGCTGCAAAGGCGGCAGAGCAGGCTAAAAAAGATGCTGAAAGTGCTCTCAAAAATTCCGTTGAGGACAAGTTCCGAGAGCTGGAGACCGAACAGCTCCAAAAGAATTATGACGATAGCTGGCTCTTGGAGCAGGAACGGGCATTTATTGAGAGCCTTGACCACAATTCTGAGGTGTACAAGGACTATAACCTTAAAATGCTGAAAGAGCAGAAAAGCACCGACGATAAGGCAGCGAAAGAGGCTGAGACCGCTGCCAAAAAGCAGCGGGACACTCTTGAAAAAGCCTATGACAGCGTTGTAAAATCCCGTGACAGTCTGGCAAGCAGTCTGAAAAGCAGCAGTGGCGATATCTTCAACAGCTCTGAGGAAACGGACAAGCGGACGGGGGCTAAAACCAAGTCAAACAAGATAGACCTTAGCGGTTTCGAGAAAAAGCTTGCCGCCAAGAAAAAGCTGACATCGAAAATCGCCGAGCTGTACGAAAAAAACGTGCCTGACAGCCTTATAAACGAGCTGCTCAAACAAGACCCGGAAGCGGCACTGGACTATGCAACGCAGCTGCTGAAAGACCCCAAGAAGCTCTCAAAAATCAAGTCACTGTACAAGGACGATGAGGGCGTAAGCAACATCATTGCCAACATGGTGACGGAAAACTCAGACGAGTTCGAGAAGTTAGGTACTGACGCAGGCACGCTGTTTGGCGACAGCTTTATGGAAGCGTTCAAGGCTAACTGGGAGCAGTCCATGAAGGACGTTTTTGACGGCAATTACGTTGACGCTGCGGCGGCGAATGTATCTGCTGCCAACTCTTCAGCGAGCATTTCCGCCAACACATCGGCGGCAAACACAACGGCGGCGGACAGTCAGGACACATCTGCGTCGGTCAAGCGCACATCTGCCTCGTCGGGCAGCCCTGTTTACAAGGTGGTTGATCTGGACGGCAGATATGTGGCTAAGGTTGTTGCGCAGGAAAACAAGCGGGCTAAAACTGCCAGCGGAGGTTAAAGCATGAATGATACGATCTTAAAAATCGGCAATGTGGATATGTCCGAACACGTTATATGCGAGGCTGTAGATATATCGACAGCGCCTGTGTATTCGGACAGCTTCACTGCTGTAAACGGCAAGGAACGTAAGAAATGTCTGGGTGTGAGCGTCAGTCTGTCGGCTGATTTTCAGGTGCTGTCGGACACGGTAGCAGCTGCCCTTGTGACCGCCTGCAATGCGGACGAGGTGACCGTAAAATACAAATGCCCCACGGTACAGACCAATGTGTTTGACCGCCCGACTATCCGCTGTGTGCCTGTATTTAACGACGGCACGGTGGACTATTACAACATATCCGTATCTATGACCTGCCCTCTCACGGGCTCAGGCCTTTAGCCTGCCGTACAAGATAACCTATCAGGGTACGGAATACGGTGCGGACGTACTGGCCAACATCAGGCTGAGGCGGTCGCTGGAAGGCAAGGGATTTGACGGTGTGGCCACAACGGAATTTTCCTGTGATGTATGGTCGGCTGTGCCGTTTATCGAGGGCAGCAAGGTAACATTTAACGGCTATTTGCTGCCTGATTTTTACATTGCCCAGCAGTCCTATTCGGGCGGCGTGGCAAGCATCACGGCGTATGACCTATGCAAAAATCTGGATATCCCATTTGATTACAGTAATTACACACAGTTTGACACTGACGGAAAGACGCTGAAATGGTATCCGACTGCTCAAATCGTGGGGGCGGTTGCCTCCCAGTGTGGTTTCACCGAGGGCGGATATTCGGGGCGCATGGCACAGCTGTGCTATCAGGATTTTGCCGGAAAGACGTGCAGGGCCATACTAAGCGACCTGTCACACAATGATGTGGGATACTGGCATGACGGCGGTGGTGTGCTGGCGTTTGTGCCTTTTGCTGCGCCCTCTTCGGGGCTGGAAATGCCTGCGGAAAGCGACAGGACGGAGATCATCAGGCGGGGCACGAAACACATTACGGGGGTATATGCCACTGATGAAGCGTATGGCAATGAGTATGCCTCGGGCTCCGACTGGCGGCACACTGAACGCATTTCCGGGCGGTATCTGACTGAGGCGGCTGTACAGCAGATGGTATCGCAGATAGTCGGCAGCGGCGGTGAATACGCATATCACGGCTGGGAATGTTCGCAGATGATCACTGATTATCTGTACAACATTGGTGATTTCCTTGCATACGGCGGCGACAAGCTGCCTGTGCTGAGTGTTGATTTTGATTTCACGGGACTGGGAATCGTGGCTGATGTTTCTGCGCCTGAGGCGGATTGCAGTTTCAGTGAGTATCATGATCTGTACAGCCGCAAGCTGGAGGGCAAGCTGGATGCAAACAAGTCCTATGGCTGCTTTTTTGCAGGCGACAAGGGATTTGGACTGAGGATAGAAATGTGAGGCGGTTTGATGGCAAAGACTGATTTACTGTGTTACCAACCCATTGAGGGAGCGCCTATTGTGAAGGTCGGTAACAGATTTCTTCCGCTGGCGGCGCCCTCCGACAAAGGCAAAAGCAGCGATAATGTGTTCTGGTTTATCTACTCGGGCAGCAAAAAAGCCAAGCTGACCATTGATGTGGAAAACTGGACTGAGACTTTGGAGGAGGTGGAATAATGTTTCCGTATCCTTTTCTGGAAGCGGCATATATGGCTAAGATGTCGGGCGGCGGAAAGGTCAAACCTATAACGATAACGGAAAACGGAGTATATAATGCGCCTGAGGGATACACGGGATATTGCCCTGTGACTGTTGATGTGCAAGCAGCAGCAAACATACAACCATTGACCGTGGTGGAACCAGGTGTGTATAATGCGTCCGACTATGGCTGTGACGGGTTTGACCCCGTGAACGTATCCGACAAATACAAGAAACTGTATGAGTATGCGACGGGTGGTGGAAGCGATAACACGACGGACGACGGACAGAATGTACCAAACTCATTGGGGTCGGGCGATACCGAAAATACAAACGAATACCTCGACCTGTCATCGGGCGAGTTTGACACCGTTACAAATTCGGGAAATTCGTTACAAATCAGTATATATTTCGATGAAACCCCACACCCCACGCAATCGAAATATTGGACGTTAGCCCCTATGTGGAAAGCTGTCAATCTATCTAATGGTGAATTATCGACGGGACGTGCATTTTCTACAAACGTTGGCTGGAATGAAGCAACCACAAAAAAACCGTTTTATAGAATAAAAAGTATTGAGTACGGCATTTCAATAACAAAGGTTCACATCGATTTAACGCGATATTGGGAAAGCGGCACAGAACGTGATACATGGTCAAACGCGTTAACGTTCGACCACAATTCGTATGGTGTGGGGCAGTTTACAGATAGTTGGTTCATTTCATCATCTCAGTAAAGGAGGTGCGACCATGGGCACGGGTATGCAGCGCCAAGCACAGCATCACTTTACCCGTCCATAGCAGCGGAGCTGTGCAGGGCAGAAAAAGTGTTTTATGAGACTTTTAAAACCTGAAAGAGAGTGAATTTTTTATGTCTATCAGTACAAGAGAAGCAACCGTTACGCTTAACGGCGTGACAACCGTAACATTTGACCGCAGATATCCATATTTTGCGGTAAGAAACGATAGCAGCGCACCTGTGTACATTTCCACAGTAAATGCGGATTGCACAGCAGGTGCTGACGGCGTTGTTGCGGTGCCAAAAGACGGCAGCGTAGTCATTGCAAATTGCGGTGATATTTTCGGCGACGGCACACTGTACCTCAACGGCAGCGGGACTGTTACTATTATGGGGCAGTATGACGGTGGCAACCGTTTTAAGGTGGCACAGAAAGGGGGTGAGACAGTTGACATAAACCCCACGTCTATTAGCGAAAATCATAATAATATCTTTCGTGGCGATGATTTATTCGCCAAGGGGTATGATATCAATGATATCTGCGCTATGATTAGTGACGGAAGTTTTTCTGATATCTATATCGGTGACTATTTCACGCTATCGGGAAGCATTGAAAATGTTCCCTGTTTTGTGGAACAGACCGGTGATGACGGTACAAAATCGCTGGTTGAATCGACCCAGACTGTCACATACAATACCAAATTCCGCATTGCTGGAATAGATACATACCTGAATACAGGCGACACGGCATTTGTGCAGCATCACGCTGTTATTGTGCCTGATGAGAATATTGGAACCAATCGAATGAACAGTACAAACACAGCTGTCGGGGGCTATGTAAACAGTTTTATGTTCGCATCAGTGCTGCCTGTGTATAATACGCATTTTGACGTAAAATTAAATAATCATTTGCTGACACATCGTGAAATTCTGAGTAGCAGTGCAACAAATAGTACAGCCAATAATTGGGAATGGCACGATATAAAAATCAATCTGATGTCCGAACCAGAAGTGTATGGCAGTAATCTGTGGGGGAACAAATATGATGCAGGTGTAAATTATAGGCAATTTCCGTTGTTTAGAATTGCATCAAAATATATTTGTGACCGCAACTGGTGCTGGCTAAAAGCAGTCGCTGGGGGAAACGACTTTACGGCTATGACTAGCAATGGTAATGCAACCCGCAATGGTGCCGGGGTTGCACTTGCCGTACGCCCATGCTTCTGCATTGGTTGAGGGGGTGTAACGAATGGAATACAATGAAATCCAGCAGAAAATTGCTGACTGCCGCTGGCAACTGTCGGATAGCGCCAGTCCTATTGGGGACTGGAAAATAGCCAAGTGCTATGAATATGCGTTGATGGGTCTGCCTGCACCGTATGACATGACCGAATTAAACGCCAAGCGGCAGGCGGTAAGAGATGAAATTAACGAGCTGGAAGCAGAGCTGAAAAAATTTGATATTCCTGTGGTTAGGAAAGAAAGGGAGGAATGAAAATGGATAAGTTCACAGAATTCATCAAGATCATACTGGGCGGCATTGTCACGGCGGTGTCGGGATTTTTTGGCGGCATGGACGGCATCATGTTTGCGCTGATAGCGTTTATATCCATCGACTACGTAACAGGCGTGGCGGTTGCTGTGAAGCAGAAAAAATTATCCTCAGAAGTCGGATTCTGGGGACTGGTGCGCAAGGTCTGCATCGTGGCGCTGGTAGGCGTGTCACATTTTGTAGATGTTTATGTCATGCACACAGGTGATATCTTCCGCACGGCTATTGCGCTGTACTACATAGGCAACGAGGGCATATCGCTGTTAGAGAACATCGGCAATCTGGGTGTTAAGCTGCCTAAGAAGCTGATTGATATACTGAAGCAGATACGTGACGATAATTCGGGGGAGGGCAAAAATGATGAGCATTAACATCAAAATGGATACAGGCACTGCCAACACCACTGTTGCCAAAGGGCGATCCATCGAATGGATAGTGATCCACTACACGGCAGGCACATCATCGGCTGCGGGCAGCGCACACAATCTTGCGGCATGGTTCAGGGCGGGAGCAAATCCCGCCAATCCTGCCAGCGCTGATTTTATTGTGGACGACGAAAATGTTGTCTGCTATAATCCTGACATTGCAAACCGTTATTCATGGGGCGCAGGCGGTGTAAAATACACCAAAATGTCCACGTCAGAGGGCGGCAGATATTACGGCAAGTGCAGGAACAGCAACTGCATCAACATTGAGATTTGCAGCAACAAGAAAAACAGGAAGTCTCTGAGCGCAGATGACACGGACTGGTATTTCACCGATGCAGAGCTGGCATTGGCTGCTGAGCTGGTCAAGCATCTGATGAAAACATACGGCATTTCTGCTGACCATGTTATAATGCACCACCAGGTGACCGGCAAGCTGTGCCCTGCGATGTGGACGCATTCGGAGGCAGAGCTTGAGGGCTGGAAGAAGTTTCAGCAGATGTTTATGCCTGCTGTCGAAAGCAATCAGATGTTTTATGTGCAGGTCGGGGCTTTTAGTTCCAGGGAAAATGCTGAAGCATACCTTAAAACAGTGAAAAAAGATTATCCGGGTGCATTTATTAAATCAATGTAA